TTACATTTAGCTTTTGAGTTTCCTTGACAAGTTCATCTTCATTTTCTGATTCTAGTTGTTCAACGTCTTCGACTTCTTCATCAAGCATTGCATAACCAGTAATACTTTGTTGATTTCTGTAAACCTTTGCTTGAACAAGCTTCCACTTTGCAGAAACCTTTGTTGTAATACTAAGATAAACAAGTTCCAATACACAAATAACTTGACTACCCTTAGGAACAACCATATCAAAGTTTGATTCATTCATGTCAATTTGTTTCTTTGATTCGTCAAACATTAAAACAGGAGTCTTGAATCTTTTGTTACTCAAAAATCTACCAGTGAAATTATCAGAATCCCCTTCACGTTCTCTATCAAGTTTTGCACGAACTCTTGATGGATAATCCAAAACATTACCATCCTTGTCAGTTGGAATTTTAACAGAAGGTGCATAATAAGCATCTTCAATAGTTTCCATTGAAACCTTTGGCTTACCCAACCATTCCTTGCTCTTTGACATGATAGCATTCTTTACCAAAGAATCGAATCCTTCCAACTTATTGTGAAATTCCTTGATTTCAACTGAATTCTTGTCTTCCTTGTCTTCTCCACCAAAAGATAATTCCATTTCAAAAGAATCATCCTTATTATCTACAGCATCCTTCTTTCTCCATCTCTTAATACCATTTGGTACATACATTTTTGGTGTTTGAACCATAATCTTTCCGCCATTGTAATTTACATATACCATTTTTCTTCCATGATTGTCGGTTTTTACGTCGCTAAATGAAACTTTGTTCAAATCAAGATTGACTGCTTTAATAATAGACATTTTAATTGTTTTTTTTGTTACTGTTTTGTATAATTAAACACAAGATTTTTTATAAATTCAATTTTTTTTTTACTGTATATATACTTTTTTTAAAAAAAAGTAATCAAAAAACAAAGCTACGCTTAACATTTTAAAAAAAGTATATATATAAGCGTAGCTTTGTTTTTTGATTACTTTTTTTAAAATGTTAAGCGTAGCTTTGTTTTTTGGTTACTTTTTTTTAAAAAAAGTAGTTTTTTGGTTACTTTTTTTAAAAAAAAGTATGTGCGTTTTTAATTTAAAAATATAGTTTTTATAATGATTAAATGACGTTAGCAATTAGTAAAACGAAATCTACTGCATTTATAAAACAGAATATAAAAATAGATGATAGACTGTCAGGTGATAATATTTCTATTCGAACAGAATTTGATGTAGACACAAAATTAAGTTTATTAATGAGATCACTAACTGAATTTTATACAAATGAAATTTATATTGAACAAATAAAAAGTATTATTGACCAAAATAGTGTTGTTTCTTTACGTATATTGGATTGGTTTATTACAAATTATTCTAAAAAACATAGAACTATTATTTTTTCAAAAAAAGGTTCATTTGACGTGTATCAAAATTACAAATTACAATTAAAATCATTTAGCAAATCACAATTTGATCCATTTTGTAGAAAAAACAAGATTATTTTTTATTATAGTGAAAATGATTATATAGAGACATCTTGTGGTCAACTTTGTTTTTTTAGGTGGTGTTTTGAAAATGATATTTTAACATTTGTAAAAAATAATCTAAGTATTATAGAACAAGATATGAAAAATTCATTAAAATTAAAAAAATCAAATAAAGAAAGTGTAAGTAAAAGTAGTGATTCTGATAGTTCTAAAAAACGTAAACCGTTAAGTGTATCAGCGTCAAGAAGTGTATCTAAACAAAATGTTAGATACACTGTCAAATTTGATTAAATGTAAAAAAGAATTGAATAAATATCCTTTTTTACATTTAATAAAATATAGCTTCGCATGGATAATCCTAACAATCGATTAATTACAAAAAGTGAAGTTGAAAATATTCTAAATTATTTTGAAAACATAGGTGAAAATAACACTTTTTTAGAAATAAATAATTTAGAACATTACAGGGAAGCTTTTATTCATGAAAGTTATTATCAAGCTGTGCAACATCAAATGACAAGTGGAGAGACAAATTCTTTGGAAAATTTTTATTTACCAAAATCGTCAAGTGAACGACTAGAATATTTAGGAGATTCTATTTTAAAAGCTATTATGGGAAGATATTTGTTTGATCGTTTTGGAAATGAAAGAGAAGGATTTTTGACAAGATTAAAAATTAAAATTGAAAAGTGTAGTATGTTACACAAAATTGGTATTGTTTTAGGTTTTAAAAAATACATATTACTTTCTTTGCAAGTTGAAAATCAAACAATTCTTGATACTACAAGAGGACGCGGTACACCAAGTTTTTATGAAGATGCATTTGAAGCATTTATAGGTTCTATATTAGTAGATTTTGGAGAAAAAGGATATTTGTATGCTGATCGATTTGTTAGATCTGTTATAGAAAATATTATAGATTTTGCAGAATTAATATCTAAAAATGATAATTTTAAAGACAGTCTTCAACGTTACTTTCAATCTTTAAAATTTAAACCACCTGTATATACTTCTTTGCAAGAAGATGGTCCACTGTATAGAAAAATATTTACAAGAATGTTAATAATTTCTGGTAAACAATTATCTGAAATGAATGAGATAATACAAAATGATATTCGGATATATCATACAACTATATTAGAAGAATATAGATTAAAAAATCCAACTATTTTTTCAAAACTTTTTGAATTATGTCAAAATGACAATTACATATTAGGTATTGGATTTGGACGTAAAGTTACAAGTGCAGAACAAGAATGTGCAAAAACATGTTTAGAAAATTTACATTTAGATTTGAACTTTTAATTTTTTATTAAACTGTCATTATTTAATTAAATAATTTTAATTCGTTCAATTAATTAAAATTATTTAAAGATAAAAGAATATATAAAAAATATACAAATAAAATAAAAATGGATACGATAAAAACACCTGTTGACATAAAAACTCTTATACAAACTAGCGATATAAACGTTTATAACAATACTAAATTAACTGACAAATTAAAAGAACATTTCTCTGAAGATGAACAAAGGTTATATGTATCCAACTTGTTTCTTTATTTAAATTATCATCCTGTTGATGATTTTGTTGTAAATTTAGAAACTGTATGGAAATTTATAGGATTTTCAAATAAAGCCAATGGAAAAAGATTACTAAAACAACATTTTACTGAAAATAAAGATTATAAAATAGTTTTCATCCGTTCGGATGAAAACCCCCAAAATACAAATTTAGGTGGTAGACCCCAAGAAACTATAATGTTGAATATAAATACATTTAAAAAATTATGTTTAAAAAGCAATACAGATAAAGCAGATAAAATACATGATTATTATATAAGATTAGAAATGGTTTATAATGAATTAATAAAAGAACAATTAAAAGAAAAAGACAAATTATTATTAGAAAAAAACGAACAATTAATAGAAACTAAAAAAAGATTAGAAAATAAAACAAAACTAGCTGTAAAAAAATGGTATAATCAGGATCCAGGTCATACAATTTATGGATATATTAATTTAAGTAATAATTTAATAACGATTGGTAAATCTAAAAATATAAAAAGTAGAGAATCTGATTATATAACTCATAATCCAGATGGAGAAATGTTTTATATAAGAAAATGTTATAACTGCGATTTAGCAGAAAAAGTATTACATCATATGTTGGATAAATATAGAGAAGAACGTAATCGAGAATGGTTTGGTGGTATATCAGAAAAATTAACCATATATTTTATTGATACTGTATGTGATTTTCTAGATAGTTTTATAAATTGTTCAGAAAAATTTCCAGAATTTAAAATAAAAGAATTTTTTTCACAATTACCTGTTAAAAAATTTAATCACGTGATTGATTTTAAAATACCAAAAAATATTAATGTATCTGTTGTTTATAATAAAAATATAAAAGACTATATAAAATTTATCAAAGATTGTTGTAAAATAGAAGAAAACGATTTTGCATTAACATTTGATTTAAGAGCAGCTTATAAATTTTGGTGTAAAAGAGCTTTGTCAGTAGAAATCTATAAAGATTTTTCAAATTGGATTTCCGAAAATTACAAAATTGCAGAAAAATATTTTCAAAATGACGGTATACGTCACAAAATTGTTTTAAATTTAAAACTCAAAAAGCTTGAATTCTTTCCAAATGACAAATACAATGTTAAAACATATGAAAAATTTTGTTTAGAATCATGTGCGTTTGATTATTCTTATAAAATAAAGTTTAATGATTTTCTTGAAAAATATACCCAATGGATGAAATCTAAATATCCAGAATATGAATTAACTTCTGATGGTATAGAAGAAATAAAAGATTATTTTAATGTAAAATTTTTATTAGACAATGATATGATTTGTGGAATTCAATTAAAATTTGACACACTTCCATTTTACAAATTACGTAATTTAAGCAAAATTTATACAATAGATGAAAATAAAAAAATTTTAAACACGTTTAATGGATTATCTGAAGCATCTGAAAATTTGAAATTAGAAATTAAAACAATATCAGATATCATTAGATATTCTAAAGTAATACATTACAAAGATCAAAAAGTTACATTAGTTTATGAAAAAGAAAGTAATATAATTACAAAAAGAAATATTCAAAATAAAATAATTTATAAATATGATTTTGATACAAAAAAATTATTAAAAACATTTAATTCTACAATTGAAGCTGCTCATCATTTTGAAATAACAACGACTACTGTATTAAGATATATTGCAATAGAAAATGTATTTTCATGTAAGAATGATGATTGTAAAAACATTTTTTTAAGTTATTTAGATAACATTGACGATTTAAAAATTAAAGAAAAACCTAAAGTTATTAAACTTAGAAGATATAAAAATTTGTATTGTTATTATAACAACTCTAATATATTATTTAAAGAATACCGTGGACCATCTGATGCAGCTGCACAATTAAAAATTGGACAATGTACAGTTCATAGACATATAAATAATAAAAAACCATTAAATGTTAATAATACTCCTTTAATATTTACTTATAACAAAATTAAATAAAGAATAATTATAATTTTTTTAATTAAAATTATTTTTTTTATTTTTATAATATAAAAATGAATCTAACTAATTTTGCAATTGCATTTTTTATCTTAATTTTTTGCGTATTTTCTATTGCAACCTCAAGCATCGCCATCGAATGTTATCAACAGTCTGATTTAAAAAATAAAAAACAAGGGAACTGGATCTTTATTATCACTAACCTTGTTACTTCTATTCTTTTTTCTTTACTAGCTATAAGAAGTATGTACAAATCATATATTGATGTAGACTTTCAAGCTTAAAAATTCCAAATATCAGAAAGTTCTACTGTCATTGTTTCATGAATTTTTGATTTGTTTTCTATACTTTGATTTTTCAACTGGTCTAAAATTAATAAAAATATTTTATATTGTAAAGAAATTTCAATATGAGATTTAAAATTCTTATGACAATCATCTAATGTAAAAATATTCAAAAATCTTTTTAATACACGCAAATCTACTTTTTTACTATCATTTCTTATCAAATTATCATTCTCGTATTTTTTAAAATCTATAGTGTCTATATCTATTTCAAATAATCTATAATTATATACAAAAGAAATAATTTTATCAAAATATTTTTTATAATTTTCAGATATATTATTACATAAATCTAATTTCTCCTTTTTTGTAGTATTTTTACCCTTTTTATTGTTTTCAAAATATTCATTTAATTTATTTATACATTGTACAAGTATTTTTACAATATCAAAACAAGAATTTACATCAGATATACAATTAAACGCAGAGTGATTTGTTGATTCTAATTTTTTTGAATACAAATTTGTCTTGCAAATTTTTTTTACTTCACCATATGAATTTATGAAATTATATGAAAAATCTTTAAAAGATACTATAGACATTTTTTTCATATCATCTTTATCTAAAATATCCCTATTTTGTTTAAAATAATAACTTGGTATAACAGTAGAAAGTACAGTGTATTCATTATATAAATCCCATGATTGATTTTCATATATTTGATTATGTAATACAGAAGATTCTGCAATACTATCTAGTATATTAGAATATCTATTTAATAAAATAACTGATTCTTTAGATTCTGATTCTTTAGACGGCAAGGTATCTATAAAATTATAATTTTGATATATACTGCAAGATAATACTTGAGGTTCACTCATACTAATACTAAATGATTTATCAAAATCAAATGGTTTATTATAATCTAATAAATAAGACATTTTTTGAATCAAATCTTGATCTTCGTGCTTTAAATCAACTCCTTCTATAAAAGAACTAAATGACCCTCTACTTAAACGCCATTGTTCTATTAAAAAAAATAATTGTCTAATATCATAAAGAGATTTTTCTATTAATTCCAACATATTTTCTTTTGTTAAATTTAATTTTTCATCTTTATTAATATCTATTAATAACTTGTTTAATTCCAATAAACTAGGTTTTTTAAATTCTATAAACGTACAATTTTTATAATCAAAAAATACATTTTTATATTTTAAATTATTGCATATTAAAATAATTGGAATATTATGCAGTGAATGTATTGATTCTATAAAATTTTCAAGACCTTTTTCACATAATTCTATATTATCAATTAATACAATATTCTTTTTGTTTTGTTTTTTATTAAAAGTATTTTCTAATGTAACGAGATTAAAATCAACTATACTATTCAATACATCATTTGTTTTTTCACTAGAAGATAAAATATCAAGATCTATATCTATTAAATTAAATGCTTTAAACAAACATTCTACAGTTACAGATTTAGCACAACCTATAGGTCCTTGTAAAAATAATATCTGTTTTAAAGAAATATTGTATTCATTATTTGATTCCAACATTTTAATCCATTTTCTTATATGATTTACTATATCTTTGTGAAAAAGTGATTTCTGAATTGTCGGTTTATATTTTTGAGCAAACATATATACACGCTACCTCAAGGTACTTTATTTATTATACGTTATTATTTTTTATTCATTTTGTTTTCTTATTTTATACTATGTCAAAAAGTCCTATAAAAAACACAAAAGATAAAAATAACAATGAAGATAATATGCTAACATGTATTATTTGTAATACAAAAATTCATTCTTCAAATTTAAAACATACATGTTTTAAAATCAAATAAAAACTACTATGTGTTATGCTTGGTTATTTTTTTTATTATTTAATTATATAAATATAAATAAAAAATGTCAAGTCCAATTCAAGAAACTTTTCAAAAATATCTCGAATTACAAAAACAACTAACAGATATGAGAAAACAACAAAAGATTGTTAAAAAAAATGCAGATACATTAGAATCAGAAATTAAAGAATACATGACAAAAAATAATATGGATAGTATCTCATTAAAAGATGGCGAAATTGTATTGTATGCTCGTAAAATTCCACAAACATTTAAAAAAGAAGTGATTATGGAAAAAATTAATGAAAAGTTAAAGGATAGTCAGAAATCGGAAGAATTAGCAGAATCAATTCTTCAAAATAAACAATTTATCGTAGAAGATAAGATAAAGGTTGTTATCAAGAAAAAATAATTATTCATCTGATGTA